GCTTTAGTAGATCAAAAATTATCGTCATGCAGTTTGGTTGGTGACAGTGATGGTGGTTTTGATGATGAAACACAACTGTTTCAGCAACAAGTAGATATTTTAATCTGGCAAATTGCCGAGGAGTAAGACATGGCTGATAAGGCTTTAATTGATTCTCAAGGGATCACAATTTCTTATAAGTTACCTTCTGAACAAACTTTTTCAGAATTACTTGAAGTAACTGATAGTCCTTTGCCAACAAAAAAACGAGAGGTTGACGACATCACCACTGTTAAATCAACGCATAAAGAAACTATTGCTGCTGGTGTAATTAGTGCTGATGATTTGGCTTACGAATTATTAATGGTATCTGGCAGTACACAACAAGCAACTTTAGGTGCCTATTTTGAAGATGGTCAAATGATCGATTGGAAAGTTGTTTTACCAGATGAAGCTGCGACAACTTATACATATCAAGGCACAATTACTGAGCTTTCACCAGTTCGTGCGGCCAACAAGAAAAACCGTTTCAAATTGACAATTGCTGTCAATGGAAAAGTTACCACAACAACTACCCCTTAATACATAAGCCCGCTTAGCGGGCTTTATTCTTAATAGGAAAATGAAACATGACAAGTAAGACAGTAGCAGTTGGATTGGCCGCAGCATTTTTAGCAGTTGCTGAAAATAAAGATTTTATTGTTGTTGAGGGGGCGGGTCTTGCCCGTA